GTGAGGCGAACCTCCTCAGCTGTAGTCCGTTCAGACTGTCTTACATTGAGTACTAGGAAAGCATCGTAGATGCGTTGAGATATAGTCTGTGCCATATCAGCAGCTGTTCTAAAGTCAGCTGTCTTACCAACCTGGACAACACTTACGTCATCTGGTCGGCCTTGTATCACAGCACCATTACCAGCTTGGGCAAGTGTCTGTGGTTTAGTTGTCGATGAAGGAGAGACTAAGAACACAACCTTTGCGGCTGCTGCTGAACCTTCGATGAGTGCTTGGCTGAGTGCTTCTAGAGAACGTAAGTCTCCTAGGAACTCCTCTACCCTGCCTCGTCCATAGTCCTCTCCATCTACTGCATTGAATCGAAGTACCAGCCATGGCGATGCATTCTTAGGAGCAGAACCTTGGGTGTTAGGAACGATCTTATCGAATACTTCTTGGTGCCATTTGAATCGGCCACTCTTCTCATCAAGCTTGACGTAGGTATACACCTCAACGTCATCATCATTACCTCCTGCTTGACTGCCATCCTCACCAGGTGAGTCAGGCTTACGTGTAGGGAGAGGTAACCCTAACACTTGTCTGTTGATTAGTTCCTTGGTTACAATCTCTAGGACGTTACCATCACCATCTCGGTTCACAACGAACCTGTTAAGTGGGTAGTTCTTAAGACCATCTTTGCCCATATAAACCAAGGCATTACCACTAACAATCAAATGCTTGATTGCTTGGTGGACTACCACACGGTCATTGGATGCATTGATAGTGTCCATCACCATCCGTTCAATCTTAGAGAAGGACAAGTCCAGTTCTGATTTAATCTCAGGTGGGATCTCTTCTCCTACTTTGTCATCACGGATTTGTAGCTTAAAGAAGGTGGTCTGTGGAGGTAGTAGTGCAAGCATCACTTTGGATGCAAGAGTTACTACCGACTTAGCACCTACTGATTGCCACGGTGTCTTGAGAGTTGCGTGGGTGTTGTTCTGATCATCTAGCTTCACTAGATAAGGTAGTGTTAATGCAGACGCATTCTTTGCAACGCTTAGGAACTCATTCCGTTGTGAAGATAGTCTGTCATACCTTTCTCGTGCCTTCATATGTTCAAGCCCCCAGGTCGAGAACCTGTGTTAGGTGATTGAGCACCTACTTGAGAAGTCTTGATAGATGATCTGTTAGCTGTTGACTTTTTCTTAGTTCCTAGTTGTACGTCAGGTGTTACTCCTGCTTCTTCTACTGCTTTCCTAGGTGCTGTTGGCTCACGTGGAGGAGCAGCTGGTGCAGCAACAGGAGGAAGGGGTACAGGTTTAGGAACTACTGGAGTTGGTGCTGATTGTCCGCCCATGCACATTAGTTTGTCTCCGATATTCGTTTGGTTAACCACTCCACGACCGAGCGTTGACCAGCTCGGTACATGATGGTGGGGTAAGTATCATTAGGGTCAGGTGTATTTTGTGGGTATATTTCTTCCATCTCTTTCAAGATAGTAATAAGCTCGGGACCAAAGACGGCCTCAAGCATGTTGGGTCTAGGCATAACTTGGTAGATTAATGTTGCTGTGCTCAAAGAAAGCAGGCATACGTGCTGACTTGGTGAAGGAAAGCTCTGGAGCCTTGCCCTCATACATAAGTCGATCACTAGAATCGGTCCAGAATTTTTTATCTAAAAACTTAGAGGTAGTATTTCTACCTAGTGGTTCCATCACCCAGTGAATAGTAGCCTTGCGGAGCTTATCTAGTGAGGGTGATGCCTCTAATCCAAGCTCTTTGCAGACAATTGAATTAGCTGCTACATGCACCTGTTCGTCTCGGCTAATATCGGCTGATATTGTACGCATACCACTGTCACCATTTGCGCGCATGAAGGGTAATAGAACGAAGAAAATTGCACGCTCGGCAACCATCGCTTTGAGGATAGTGTGATCAGGATGCGACGTCCAAGCATCTCTGAGTGCCAACGCTTCTTTCTCAGCTTTCTCATCAACACCGTGAGCATTGGCGACGTAAGACAAAGCCAAGTCGTGGTTGATTTCATCTTGGACATTGGAGAGTAGTAACTCCCGTGCCAAGTCTGGTACGTCAGTAGCGAGGGCATCATTAATGAACCCGCCCACAGGTAGTTCCATATGTCTCAACGCAATTACACGGCGCAGGGTCTCCAGGCTCCCATCC